ACAAATCAAAGGCGGTGGTAATCCAATGCCTGATAGATACGAATACTTAGTCAATGGTCAGGTAAGAGAAACATATCCAGTAGATCAGTTGAATGGATATAGTGAACTTAAACATATTAAGCTATGGAATCCATTAGATGATTATTACGGTCTCAGTCCAATGAGTGCTGCTGCTGTTGAGGTTGATCAATTCAATATGGCTAGTAAACACAATGTTAATCTTTTACAGAATGGAGCAAGACCAAGTGGTGCTGTAATATTTAAGCCACAAGATGATGCAGGTTTTGCAGTAAACCTTACTGAGTCTCAGAGACAACAACTACTTACCGATCTAAACAATAGATTTGCAGGTAGTGGTAACGCAGGTAGACCAATGCTTCTTGAAGGAGATTTTGACTGGAAAGAAATGGGTCTATCGCCAAAGGATATGGACTTTCATCAGCTAAAGAATATGGCAGCTACAGATATTGCATTATGTTTTGGTGTACCAAGCCAATTAGTAGGCGTACCTGATAGCCAAACCTACTCTAATGTTGCAGAAGCAAGGTTAGCTCTATATGAAGAAACAATTATTCCACATCTAAGGAAAATATCTTCTGATCTAAACGAATGGTTAGTACCCTTGTTTGATGACAGGCTAACTCTTGAATTTGATATTGACTCAATCCCTGCTCTATCAGAAAGAAGAAAACGCACTTACGAGAATGTAACAAGCGCAGTTAAAGAAGGCATCATGACTAGAAACGAAGCTAGGGAGTCACTAGGACTACAGCCAGTGGACGGTGCTGATGAACTATACATATCTGCTAACTTATTTCCTATCTCTGATGGCGAGGTAGAGAAGCCTATCAATCCAATCAATGATGAAGATTTAGAAGATTATGATGATGAAGAAACTGACAAGGCTATTGCGTTCTTATTAGAAGAAGAAAAAGCCTTATCGGATATAGACACAGTGCCAACAAACTCTATGGCAGAGGAAGCAGCTAGAGGGTTGCAATGGCGCAAGAAGTACAACAGAGGTGGTACTACAGTAGGGGTAGCAAGAGCTAATCAACTGATGAACAAAGAAAACCTTTCTATAGACACTGTTAAAAGAATGTACAGCTTTTTCTCAAGGCATGAAGTAGACAAACAAGCAGAAGGATTTAGCCAAGGTGAAAAGGGTTATCCAAGCGCAGGTAGAATAGCATGGGCGTTATGGGGTGGAGATGCAGGTTTCTCTTGGTCAACTAAGGTTAGGAATCAAATAGAAAGAGAGCAAGGCAAGAAAGCAGAAGCAGGTAGCCTAAAAGTAGGCGATATGGTCTCATGGGATAGTTCAGGTGGCAGAGCAAGAGGTAAGATAACCAAGATAGTCAAAACTGGTAAGCTACCAGTGCCAAAGACTGACTTCACACTGAACGCTACAGAAGATAATCCTGCAGCTCTTATAAGAGTCTATCAAGGTGGTGAGCCTTCAGATGTAATAGTAGGACACAGGTTTAGCACTCTAAGAAAAGTCTAATGCGAACAAGTCGCAAACAGTTTAATAACTTTAGACAAGGCAGGGTTAGTACAAGAGCCGAATATCGTAGACAGTTAGTCATACGAAACAATTTAGAAAAAAGATTCTACAAGAAACTCAATACACTGTTTCGTAAGTTCATTAATGTTCAATTATATCTATACAAAGAATTTGGTATTTTTGAATCAGACATAGCAGCGCAAAGACTCAATGAAGAATTGATGCCAGTAATATTTCTTCATTACAAAAGAGTTTTCCAAGCCATTTATAAATCTAATGAAGATAAATATGATATGAACAGGAAGGCAGATGAAGAAGCATTCGTATTTGGCAGAAGCATAGATTTTGAAGCCTTAGTCTCCACTTACTTTACGAGTAGGCAATTAGTTCTTTCAGGCATCTCTACAAGACTGGCTAACAGAATAAGCGCAACTATAGAATTAGGCAGAGCAGATAACTTAACTCTGCAACAGATAGCAAAGCTAGTATCAGATAAGTACCTTCCGATAAGTAGAACTCGTGCTGCGCTTATATCAAGAACCGAAACTCACAATGCAGCTTCCTTTGCTAGTAATGCTTATCACTTAACAGTAGAGAAAGAGACTGGGATAAAGATGTTAAAAAAATGGGTTGCTGTTAATGATAATAGAACAAGGTCTGCACATTCATCAGCAAATGGACAAACGGTAGATATGTCTGAAGATTTTTTAGTTGGTGGTGTGCCTATGGGTTATGCAGGTGACTCAAAAGGTGGTGCTAAGAATGTTATTAACTGCAGATGTGTAATCGTTTATGTAGATGAAAGAGATGTGGTTAATTAGACCAATCGTATCCTCTTATAAAACCAAGATGCTCTGTTCTTTGATTCAAGCTAGATATGTGAATACTAAATGCTTTCTTTAGGACCACATGGTCTACAAAAAGCTCTTGGTGAAATATAGACTCAGGCTTCACAAAATAATCTTTGTTCCACGATCTTCTGAGCCTTGCAGAGATTATTGTATTGTATGCAACATTAGCTAAGTAAACTTCTTCTATGGTGTAGCTGTCATCAAAGATAATTGACTCACAGAAATCCAATGCCTGTTCCAGTGTAGTGCCATCCTCAGTGACCCCATCTAAGATGAGGTCTTTAAGGTCGTTAAGGTTAAATAGTGTTTTCATTATCCTATCATCTCCTCTAATACTTTTTTTCCAACTTTCTTACCATCTAGGTAAGTGTATGCTGAATACTTCTTGTAAGTTTTATTTCTCTTACAAACAACTTTAAGAGTTTTTCCATTAACTTCTTTCTCAGCTTCAGATTCCCAAACAAAAAATCTTTGGTTCTTGTACTCTCTGCCATCCCAAGAAGTTTTAATTTCTATGGTTGCTACTTCATTAACAATGTCAGCAGAAGCAATGTCAGATAACTCTTTAACAACCTTGCTTACAAGATTTGACTCAATTAAAGGTTGACCATGAAATTTCTTAACAAGGTCTTGCAGGAAATAAATATGCGCTTCAGACATTTTAATTACATTGTTAAATCTTCTAGCTCTTGTTTGTCTCCAAGAATCAACAAGTCTTTCTGCACTCTCATATGAAACTTCAGAAACAATAGAAGCAAACTCATCAAAAGTGTATTCTACAGTGGTATAACCTTGAGCAATCATTCTATGATAATCAGTATTATATTTTTCATATTTCATAGCATGAATGCCATCAGTTAAACTAAAAAAGTTAGATCGTCTTAATAGAGAAACATTTTTACCATCAAGCATATAACCGTAAACAGTTTCAGGAGTCCATTCTCCATTAGTTGCTAATTGATCATTCATATCAATGATTTGTAATTTCAACTGATCTACTGTTTTATCAGCAATAGTTCTGTCTAGTTGTATTGGAAGATTATCAGCACCGCTACAAGTTCCATTAAAGAAACCGTAAGAAACATCATAGCCATGTTTTGCTAAACCATTGTGTGAGTTATCAACAGCGTGTAACGCTCCGCAAACCTGACAATGACCTTTGTGTGTGTGAGTTGTTTTCATTTTTTTATCCTGCCTAGGGCATCAATTTATTTTATACAGTAATTATATACCCATAATGGGTTCATGTACAACACTTTATTTAATTATTTAATTTCAACTATATCTTGTGCTTATATTACCCTTTATGTACTATATGTAGAATATGCCAATTCCAAAACCTAACAGTGATGAGACAAGGCAAAATTTTTTAAAAAGATGTATGGGAGATGACACTATGAACAGTGAGTATACCGACACTGAACAACGCCTAGCCGTCTGTACTAGCGAGTACGATTCCGAGAAGGAAGATTCCATTGAGAATGAACACAAAAAAGAAATACGCAAAGATGTATTTGACAATCCAGTAGAAGCCAATGCAAGAGCCAAAGAAATAGGTTGCGTTGGTAGTCATTCAATGGATGAGGATGGAAACAAAATATATATGCCTTGCAAAAACCATAGTGAATACACAGAACTAACCAGTACCGAAGAAGCAGGTTACAAACCAAAGAAGCCTAAGAAAAAAGAAGAAGAAGATTTTGTAGACAACCTTGCTGAACTTAAATCATTTATTGAAGTTAAGTCAGAACTTAAAGCCTATGATGACGAAGATGACGAGAACAAAGAATACGGTCTTTTTGAAGGTTACGGCTCTGTGTTTGGAAACAAAGACTTAGGCAATGATGTTATTGAGAAAGGTGCGTTCACTAAATCTCTTAGAAAGAGAAAGAACAAAGGTGTCAAACTTTTATATCAACATAAATCAGATATGCCTATCGGTGTATTTGACTCAGTAAAGGAAGATGACTACGGCTTAGTAGTTAAGGGCAGACTTGCTCTTAAAACTCAGGCAGGTGCAGAAGCCTACGAATTATTAAAAATGGGTGCTTTAGACGGTCTTTCAATAGGCTTTAGAGTTAACCCATCAGAAGTAACATACGATAAGCGTAATAACAAACGCATAATCAAAGAAGTAGATTTAATGGAAGTAAGCCTAGTAACTTTTCCGATGAACCCACAGGCAACTGTGATGTCGGTAAAAGGTGAACAGTATTCTATTAGGGAATGGGAAAAAGGATTGCGTGATGCTTTCAACTTGTCTCGTTCAGAATCAAAGGTTGCAGCAAAAGCTGTAACTGATTGTTTTGGTCAACGAGAGGTTGATTCAAGTCAAGAATTGGTAGATGCCATAAAGAACTTAACTTTAACCTTAAAATCTTAATAGGAGATAATTATGTCGGAAGATATAAAAAATGCTATTTCAGACCTTGGTCAAACTTTTGAAGAATTTAAAAAAGTAAATGACGATAGGC